TCAAAGGAAGGACAGCGGTCATCAACCCAGGCAACAAACCGACAACATCCTTCAGAACAGGCCCCAGGTCGGTGAACGCTTTGGCAAGTTCATCGCCCAAAACCTCCAACACCGGCTGTAAACCCTCGACCAAATCAGCAAAAACAGGCAGCAAGGCAGCGCCCGCGGTTTCCTTAATGTTGTCAAAAGAGAGCTTGAGCTTGTCAGACGCATCCGCCGTGGCCGCAGCAACACCACCATACTGCGACTCGAGCTCGCCAAGGATTAACTCCTGGGCACCAATAAGGTCCCCAGATTCCTGCAGAACCCGAATCTGCTCCTTCTGCTGATCCGTGAAAACAGTACCGGTACGCGACAGCGCAGAGATTCCCTTGATGGGATCCTCCAAAGCTTTACCCAAAGCGATAGCGTTAGATTCCGCAGAACCAAACCCGGCAGCAGCCATGTCAAAAGCGGCAGCCGTCGCACGGTCAAAAGCGCCCCCCGCATTATCGGCAGAACTTGATAACGCCTTGAAAGAGAGCAGCTGGGCTTGAACACCCTTGATGACCTTGTCATCGACAGCAAAATTCATCTCCTGCTGTTTGGCATATTCCGCCAGACGTGCGGTGACCTTTCCCGTTTCAGCACCAAAGACACCGGTCGCCGAAGCCACAGCTTCCAAGCGGGCCTGCGCAGTGGCCGCAGCCTCAGCAACAAGGACTGACTCCTTCGCGAAGTTGCTGATAGCCCTCACCGAGAAAGCGGCACCAATAGCCAGCGCAAGCTTTCCGACCTGTGAACTAAACCCCTTCAGAGCGCCCTCGGCTTGGCGCAACCCCTTCGGGTCAAAACTAGATACGACTGGAAGGCTAATAGCCATTAGCGCCCGCCCTTCAATTTACGGCTCACCTTTTGGCCATACTTATCCATGATGCGCAAAGCGATTGCTCGCACATTGCCCTCTTCTTTGTACCACTGCGGGATAACCCACCGCCCACGATCGCCCAAATCATAACCCTTAGTGCGCAACCCCTGGACCATGTTCAGTCCACGCTGGGTCATTCCACCCTTGTCCTTGCCCTTATCCGCAGTGCCAGCAAGCTCCAGGATGGCAAAAGCGGGCTGCTTGAACTGCACAGAAACAAGCTTCTGCTTTCTGGCACGCCCAGCACGCCCCGCAACGACAATGCTCGGGTTAGGTTTCCGCCACAGGTAAGGGAGCTCCCCGCCCTGCCGTTTCGTAAAACCCGACAAAGGACTCGTCGGCGGAATATTGCCCGCCAACTTTTTCGCAACCGGCTGCAAATCAGATCGGAATTCCTTCTTAAACTCGTTAACAAGACCGGGCTCGATATCCTTCAGCTCCCGGAGAAGGGCCGAATAATCCTGGGGCTTGAGAGTGAAGGCAGCGGGCATGATACCTCTATTCTACTTCCGCCCCCGCTTCCCGTTCTGGGCTTGCGAGCGGGCAATGATATAACGGGCCATGGTCCAGAGCATGCGCGGCTCGAGCTCCATGAGCTCACGCGGGCTGATTCCCGTCTCCACAGAGAGCGCGGCAATTTCCCAGTGAAGGCTAGTCTCGCCTAGCCCCTTTATTTTTTTGTGGAAGCGCCCTCGGAAACAATGGAAACAGACTCGACCCACTTCTCGAAAGTTTCCGTGGTTTGAGCGGTGCGTTTCTGCACATGCCAAGCCAGGAAAAACAAGTGGGTGAGCCTAATCTCCTTTTCCAGCCGGGCCACACTTAAATCAAAGTGCGACTCGAAGGCAATCAGGTCCGCAGCGATCGCAACACAATCCGCCGTGGAGCCGTCAATGAACTGAACTTGTAGGTTGATGGGATTCATGGTCTACGAAGTTGCTCTCGTAATGACACCCGAAGCCAGCGGCCAAGAAATCGAAAGCGTAGCCAAATCGCCGACCGAGGAAGTCAGCGGAGAATACTGGGTGCACAAAAAAGTCCCGGTATACGAAGGATTCGTGGCAGAAACCGTACCACCCTGTGGGAGCGCTACGACCTCGACGGCAGTCCCCAGCAAAGGAAAGAGGGTCGTGTCCACAGACGAAGCCCCGAAGTCCTGGTGGAAATCAATCGAAATGCTCGCATCCTTCAAGCCCGCGATTCTTTGGACATAAGTATCCCCAAAGGCCGTGACCTCCTGCTCGGCGGCAGTGATGTCGAAAGTGACCGCAGCGATGCTTGAGCTGAAGTCGGTGCCGTCAATTGTGACGTTGTAATCAGTAGCAACAAACTTGGCCACTTTTTTCTCCTTATTAGTCCGCGTAAACAGTAACAGCGAAATCCGCTGTCAAATAGGTTATGTCTCCAATTGTAGCCGATTGGACGTTAGTCATTTCAGTAACCCGAGTGTCAAAAGCATTGCCGTCCAAAGTTTTATCCGCCTCGACCGCAGCCTTCAAAGACCGAGCATCCGTGCTGATCAGCGCGTCAAGATTCCTCTGCGCCGAAGTTGTAGCAATCCGCCCAAAGATAACAGTGATCACAAAGTTGTACTCCGTCAAACCCCGCTGGAAGGCTCGCCCATAAACCACGTTGGCAAGAGTTACCACAGCCGCAGGCATCGCAGGATTGTCCGGAATATCAGCGTAGGTGCGGATACCAGAAATGCTGCCGATGTTGTTAGCGAGCTCCGTGCGGATAGCAGTGATGCTCATGCCAGCAAGAACTTCCGGTAAGGGTCAATGAGCCGTTGAACATCAGGATCTGTGCGGCCGATTCTGACCACTCCCACGTCTGAGAACCCGAGCACGCCGGTTGGGGATTCGTAGCGCTTATAGGCGCGGAGTGAAGCGATGATAGTGGCCTGCTTGATTGCGATAGGAATGGAAGCGAAACCAAAGACCCCAGTGACTTCCACCGAAGCCTGCCCAGCATTGATATCCCTCGGCTCATAGACCGGCCACAAGAGGTCCCCCACAGCCCGAATACGAGTGTACGGAGTAGCAATACCGCCAGCGATTCCATTCAAAGGCTCCAGCTGGTAATCAGTCGCGGCCCAGGTTTCATTAAACCCGCCGTCCCCATTCGTGTCAGATTTGATAGTTGTGACAGAAACCAGGTCGTCTGTTTCGAGCCGGTAAATGTCGGTCGGAATATAAACCCGCGTCAGGCTTCCAGCGTTATAGAAAACCCGTTCGCAATAGGCATCGATATCGCGTGAAGCTGACTCGATGGCCACCTCGAACAAACCATCATCAAAATTATCCGTCACCCTAGCCGCCGCTTTGACATCATCGAGCGTCGCGTACCCATTAGAAATAGCCATGAAAACCCTCCGGTTCTATTCTACCTTGTGGGCTCTCACCCGTTACCGACACAAAGAGGAAGCCCCCACCGTGAACCTACAACACGGCGAGGGCTTCCAGCTTGGGAACCGACTGGCTTAGGCCATTGTCAGTTTCTTGATGTGGTTCGCACCGTTGGCAACACCAGCAGCAACACGGTAAGTGAAGCGGTAGCCAGTGATGTCGTTAGCGAAGTACGCATCGGTGGACACGCTTGTTGCGAGCCCGGTGGTTGCGATCTTCACCGAAGGCCAGTGACCGAAGAACGCGGCCTGGTTTCCGGTGGTAGCTGCATCGACTGCAGGGTTTTCGTAAACGGGGAACCCAAGCAGGGTAGCGCTTGCGTTGCCGGTCACAGAGGAAACAATTGGGTCGAGAATGTATCGACCGTCTGCGTCCTTCAATTTACGAATCAGAGCCATGGTGCTAGGAGCAACCATGAATCCGGTCCCTGGCAAGAGTCGAACCATGCCATCTGGAGAGAAGGCAAGCTCAATCAGCTCGTCAGCGGTGATAGCCGTCGCGGAAGCAGCGGTCACGCCAGCGCCAGCAACAGCCTCAACAGCTGCGTTCACGATGGTGTTCACGCGGGTACCGATAGCAACACCAGCGTTCTCGGCAATGGAGGACTCAATGTCGAATCCGGCATCGCTGATCAGCTCGTTAGCAAGCTTCACAATGAAGCCCTGCTTAGCAGGCTGGAGAAGCAAAGAACCGTAGGTGTTCTCCGATTCGTCCATAGCAGCGCCAGCAGCGGTTTCCGTTGCGGTGCTGTAAGCCGTCATCACTGGGACGCGCAAATCTGATCCGGAATCCCTCTGGAAAACTTCGGAAGTTTCCATGTAAGGCCCAACCAATTTAGCGAGTGCGTACACCCGATCCAGAAAATCTACAGGAACAGTGTTAGCAGAGGGAACAAGAGTAGCCCGCTTTTCCATCGTGAAGTCATGCCCACGGATTTCACCCTTAGCCATCGCACGGAACACATCGGCAGCGCCGCGGGATTCCTCAACGGGAGCGAAACTACGTGAAGCCTCAGCAACTTCAGCAGCACGAACTTCGGACTTGGAAGCAACCTCGATAGAGCGCGCAGCAGCATCAATGTCAGCCTCGATGCGGTCAATCTTGGTCAGCTCGGCCTGGTCTAAACCGCGGCCTTCAGATTCTGCTCCGTCGATGACTTCGCGGATCTGCATGGTCAGGTTCGAGCGGAGCTCTTCCTGACGCTTAACAAACTCAGACATAAAAATGTCTCCTTAATTTGAATGAACATGAATAGCACGATCGCGTTGACGCAAACCATTAACCGGAGCGTTGACGCGTACCGGATGTTTCTAGTATAAATCGTGCCATGCGGTGAGCTTCGTGGAGCCGTGGGGAATTGAACCCCAGTCCGACAGACGGCCGCATGCGGAAATCATCTGCCGTCGAAACCGTCCGGCCCCACATCCAGGATAACAAAATGACGTCGTGTTATGTCAGCTTTTGGTGATCACAAAAAAACCCCCCGAGCCGGAGCAAGGGGAGCTTCTCTGCTTGTGAATCAGTGCTGCAGGTAGGC